AAGTCAGAAAGTTATAGCAGATGTTGGACAGTAAGTATTGGGAAGATAGGTATCGTGCTGAAGAAAAGGCTAGAGAGCTAGCGGATAAGAGAGTAGCTTATCAATTGCAGGGAGTCTATCAACAACACGCTAACAACATTCAAAAAGAAATCGATAGTTTTTGGCAAAGGTATGCTGATAAAGAAGGCATCACAAAGTTAGAAGCTAAACAACGAGCAGATAGTCTTGATATGGTTAATGTCGAGTTTAAAGCTAAGCAGTTAGTCGAGCGCGCTGATCGTTTGAGGAAACGTGGTCAGAAAGTAACTAGCAAGGATTTCACAAAAGTAGAAAATGACTTGATGAGATTGTATAACTTGAAGATGAAAACAAGCCGTCTTGAAGTGCTTCAAGCGAATATTAAGCTGCATCAGTATGATTTAGCTTTGAATGAGTTTGAAATCATTGATAAGCACTTGATTGAATCAATCAGGCGTGAAAATCTGTTTAGCGCTGGTGTTTTGAACATGACACTCGGAAGTTTTGAAGCTTCAAAAATATCTGCTGACTCTATCGTGTATGCCAATTTCAACAATGCAACGTGGTCGTCTAGAGTTTGGGAAAGACAGAATGAATTAAGAGACATTGTTAAGAAAGGTGTTGCCAATACCGTTTTGAGAGGTAAAGGGACAAACGTTCTGATTAACAGTCTAAAAAAAGAGTTTGATGTTTCCTATGGATACGCTAGACGGTTAGCAGTGACAGAATCAGCAAGGGTGTATTCAGAGGCTCAGAAATCGAACTATGAAGCTAACGGTGTCGAAGAGTTTGAAGTCATGACCGAATTAAAAGCGTGTCATATCTGCCAACCGTTTAACGGAAAAATATTTAAAGTATCTGAGTTGGTGCCAGCTTTGAACGCACCACCATTTCATCCTAACTGTCGATGTACGACAGTACCGCATTTTAGGAAAGATGTACACCAATATGAGAGAGAAAATGATACAGATTATAAAACTTTGAACAACAAGTATGTTGTGAAAGACAGGGAAAAGGCGTATAATCAAGATGCAAGGGAAACTAAAGCAAGATTCTATAGCGAGCAACTGTTGTATAAGATTTCGAAAGCCGAGCCGAAAATTACAAGCGATATGCAACGGATTACTGGAGAAAATCAATTGGCTGGTCTTGAATTTCGAAAGAAGACAGCTGAGTCGTTAGCTCGTAAAATTACAGCAGATAGCCAGGCTGAAAATATAAGCTCGGCTGAGGCTGTAAGTAAAATTAACGATGCCTTGAGGTACACAACCATTTTTGATTCCGACAATTTTACAGAAGAGTATTCCAAGATGAAGCAAAAACTTATTGCAGAGGGGTATCGAGTTGTAAAAGTAAAAAACACTTGGCTAACAAATGGACCATATAAAGGCGTGAATACAGTTATTGAAAAAGATGGTATCAACTTTGAAATGCAGTATCATACTCGAGAAAGTTTTGATTTAAAGAATGGTTTATTACATGATCTTTATGAGAAGTATCGTGATACGAATACATCTGATCGAGAACGCATGAAATTATTTAAAGAAATGATTGATTTAAGTAATGGCCTTGAAATTCCTAAAAATATAGAGAGGGTGAAGTGATGTGAAAGATATTAAATACTATCGCACAATGACGAACAACGCTCAGGTGCTTCGTTTAACCGATGGTGTCATGCAAGTTTTTGACATCGAAAAAAAGTGGGTCGATAGCATAGATTGGTTCAATAAAATCTTCTTTAATGATTTTACGGATTTTGAAGAAATTTCAGAAAATGATGCATTTGCTTATATTGACAGGATGGTAGCGGTATGATTGATATTGCCTTAGCTATCGCTAGAAAAGCACATGCAGGGCAGGTGGACAAGGCTGGAGTTGATTACATACAGCATCCTCTCTATGTGGCCAGTCAAGTCAAAACTGAGCAAGAAAAAGCTGTTGCTCTTTTACATGATGTGCTTGAGGATAGTGATATAACTGCTGCTGATTTATTGGCCTATGGTTTGTCAAATGAAGTTGTTACAGCGGTACAAACTTTGACAAAGAAAAAAGGCCAAAGTTATCAAGACTATCTTGAAAAAGTGAAATCGAATAATTTAGCAAGAGTTGTAAAACTTGCTGATTTGAAACATAACTCAGATTTATCACGTTTAAAATCTGTTTCTGATACAGACCGCGAGCGTGTTGAAAAATATAAAAATGCAATTCGTTATTTAAGCGCCTAGAGAAATCTAAGTGCTTTTTTTGTACTCAGAAAGGAGCGAGAAATGAAATATCATAAAAAACCAGTAGTGATTGAGGCTGTACAGTTTAAAGATACGGAAGAATCAATTTTGGAGTTATCAGAATTAGGATTAGATCCAGTACGAATTGACTATGCTGATTTAAGCAATCCGCTTTTAAAAATTGAAACGCTTGGAGGCTTGATGATTGCAACAGAAGGTGACTACATTATCAAAGGTGTGCAAGGTGAATTTTATCCATGCAAACATGACATCTTTAAAGAAACATACGAAAAAGTAGAGGAGTAAAAGATTTTTATTTGGGATTGGGTTATATATGAAGGTGATGGCGTAATTGCTAAAGCTGGTGATATATTCGTAATGAATGTTCCAGGTTCGCCTTACGGTCACACAGGGCTAGTAATCGAAGATTCAGACGGCTATACTCTGAAGACAATTGAACAGGATATTGACGGGAATTGGGACTTCCTCGAAGTTGGCGGACCAGCTCGTTACAATACACGATCATACGCAGGGATGGTCGGTTATATCCGTTTCCCTTATGGAGAAGCAACTCCAGAAGTAAAAGAAGGTTGGGTTAAGGATGACGCAGGTTGGTGGTATCGTAACCAGGATGGGTCTTATCCTAAAAACAAATGGAAGAAGATTGATGATAACTGGTTCAGATTTGACGCCAATGGATATATTCTTGAGAACACTTGGTTCAAAGATGATGAAGGTTTTTGGTACTGGTTAAAACCAGGAGGATACATGGCTATCGGTTGGAATAAAATCGACGGCAAGTGGTATTTCTTCAACGAAGTAGGAGAGATGAAGACTGGTTGGATTCGCTATTTCGACAAATGGTACTATTGTACAAACGAAAATGAAGACATGGTTTCCAAGGAAGTTCGCAAGATTGGTGATGCTTACTACTATTTCAATTCAGATGGAGAGATGTTAGAGAAAGCATCTGTTCGTGTTGATGAAAGCGGTGCGATTCACTTCGAAGAATAATCAAAACAAGCCTACCTTAATTGGTAGGCTTTATTTTTTTTGCATTTTTTCAAATTATTTTAAAAAAAGTGTTGACACCATATAACATATGATATATAATAATAAATGTAAGGGAGATACCCTTAACAATAAAGAAAGGAGAAAAATATGAGACAAAAAAAGGTAAAGAAAAAACCACTCAAAAAGAAGAAAACAAAAGTAACGCTTAAAATCAACTTAGTATTCTTCACAATCGAGTGGGAAATTGAGTGGGGCGAATAGCCTCACTCCTTTACCAAAATTGTATCATATAGTAATAGAAAATGAAAGTGAATTTCAAAATAACTAAACACGCATTTGACTGGAAAGCTTTTGTCGCATGGCTTATCTTTATTGGCTTAATAGTATGGTTTATATTTAAGTAGGTGATTAAATGAAAGTAGATACAGAAAAAATAGACTGGTTATTAAAAAATGCCACACAATATAATATTTCAAAAAATACAGGAGTTGCACAAGCCACAATATCTAACATTATAAACGGTAAGAGAGCATTAAAGAATTTAACTATTGAGGTTGGTAGTAAACTAACGAAGTATGCTGATCAGCTTCAAAAGCAGGACAATTGAAGACTAAAAAAAGCGGGCTAGTGATAGCTCGCTTTATTTGTACTCTTTTTGTACTCAATTTTATATTATCGTATGCTTTAGCAGGAAATGTAAATATTGATTTTACAGCGTTTTGCAACGATAGGAAACGTTATGAAATGTAAAAAAACGTCGCCTAGGGGAGTCGAACCCCTGTTATGAGAACCGGAATCTCATGTGATATCCACTACACTAAGGCGACATT